CTGACGAAAATGGAATCTATAACGCCACTCCTCACAATCACGGAGATACCATCCTAGTACACGGATCATGCAGAATGATCCCCTACATCAACTACATCAACGAATCTACACAGAAATATAAGGTTCTCTACCTCCGTGCCTACGGACAAGACCCTACCAAATGGGAAAATAACCAAGTCCTCCAAAAAATCCTCAAATCAGTAAAAATCTTCATCTACGAACACTCCCAAAACATAGGAATCCTAAACACCGATCAATCCCAACCAAAACACATCTTCCAAATCGGACTCCAACCAGAACTCTCTATCCAAATCCCAGCATTTAACGACATCCTCATCCTATTCAACGACTACTTCGACCAAGCAACTAAAGACTATACCACCTCTCTAATCGGCCCACACGACCCTTCCTGCCTCTCCGATCACCAAATACGCACCATCTACCTAGACGGAGAACAACAGATCCAGAAATTCCTCCGCAATTGCCACAATACCTCCTTCCCTGAATTCGCAGACTACTTCCTCCAAAACTACCTCTCCACTCGCCTCTTCTGCTCATTCAACCACACCCACAGAAACTACTCCTATAAAATCTGGGAACTCCTCAATAACCGCTTCCTCCACCTCCCACAACTCCCTCACCTATCCTCCCTCTCCTTCTACGAGAACACTCAAACCAAACTCCACCCTTACGACCACATCCACCGCACCTTCACATGGAAACCAGAACCAGAAGAAAACTTAAACAACTAACTTGGCAGGAAGTAATCAAACTCTCCAACGAAAACAGGAAACTAGCGGCTAATTTAGCAAAAATGATAAACAGGTAGTGTCACTTGGGATTTTTGGGAAAAATTTGGTGGGGGTTTTTATCGTGAAATCGTCGGAAATTTTTGTCATACCAGGTGGGTGCCCGTCATGCTAGGTTTTCAAAATAAGGGATTCCTTAAATGATTGGCTAGGCATGGCAATGTAAGACAAGCTGGGGCAAGGAGTGGCGAGGAAGGAGCGTAAGACAAGTAAGGGCAAGCCATTACAGACTCGCCAGCAGGTCGTAAGACAAACTCACGCAAGGTAAGACCGCGCGTAAGACAAGCTATTATACAACGCTCGCAGTAACTGGTAAGACAAAGTCACTCAACCCTGCCTGTAAGACATTCACATTCAACGTAGGCTTATCGCTGTCATTGCCTATCCCGAAGATCGTCTTACCTGCTGTTGCCAAGTCTACCATCTTCCTACTCGCCTCCAATGCAGATAGGTTGTCCAACTCTGTAAGACAAGAGGCCGCATTCGACAAACCGATTGCCATCGAAGAATGAAAAGACTTTTTCCTTTCCTCTAAAGAATTCGACAAAGCGTCAGATGTGTGACAAGTAGTGACAGCGTCTCTATGCCCTTTTTCTCTTTTGATCTCCTGAATCTCTTCGGCCTTTTTAATCAGTTTAAGGGCCGTTGATGCGGTCTCCCATTGTTGACGCTTTGCCCATTGTCTGACAGTAGCTGGTTTCAGGCCGTGAAGCTTTGCCGTCTCTGTAAGACAACCTGTTGCTATGTATGTTGCCCTGACTTGTTTTTTGTCAATCGTGAGAGGGGAAGGCATTGGTAAGACGTAGAAAAACGATTGTGTGACAATGAAACTAGATCAAGTGACAGAGAAAATGCAAGCTTTTTGCATAAAATTATTTTTGCAATCGTGATTTTTTTTCTTGGATTCATGGGTGGAATTGCTATCTTTTAGCCATGAACAACACCACCACCACCACCACCAAAAAACACAACATGAACACCACGACACAAGCCAAGTACCTGATAACGGACAAAAAGCACCCTGCAATCACAAGGAACAGAGAGCCTGTTCAAACGTCGCAAGAAGTTTACTTTACGGAAAACACTACCGCCGCCGTTGATACACTATTCAATCCCCATATGGGAAGAACCGCTTCAGGAACTTTCCGAAAACTTTCAGGAGGGATTCTTTTCCGAGACTTGAAAGGAGAAAAAAGAGCTTTCCTTGTGATGAATAAACAAGGAGAGAAGTTTTTTGTTTCATGCTTTCAGGATGAAAAGGGAAAAACTTTTTTCATGAATGCGCTTTCATCCAATGATGAAAGGTTTCTTGGAATTCATGGCTTATCTTTTTCAGAAAAAAGCATTCTTGCGCACAATATAGCTTCATCATTTTAAGCCAACCCACCACCACCAAAAAACACGACATGAAAACACCTAGCACATATTGCATAGTCAAAACACGTCACCTTTACGGCCCACGGGTGGAAAAAGCCCGCTTGTTAATAGACAACGGAAACGAATATCTCGTATTGAGTCACGCCGAAGCGGTTGCCGAATCTAAAAGGAGAAATGAGGAAAGTTCATTTTTGGGTTATAACGAGCATGGCCCTGCAACCTATAGCGTCGTCAAAAATTAATCGCCACCCACCACCAAACAACACAACACAAGCACCATGAAAAGCCTACTTCATAACATCGCAGGAATTCTTTTAGTTGAAGCAATAATTGCAGGTATTTTCTTCGCAATTTTTTGGAATTAGTAGCAACAAAACACAACAAAAAACACAACAAAAAAGCATATGAAAATAACGATGAAGGATCTACAGGGTGCTGTTAATAGGCTTAACACGCTAGTCAAGGCAAATCCTGATCCATATACCAAAATCGGCGAGGTGCCCAACCAAACATATAGGGCCAATGTTGGCACTTATTTCATCAGCGGCGCATATGGGGGGCACAAGTTGGAACGGATGGCAACGTCAGGAGGTGGAACGTGTGACCCATTGCGAAGCGGGTACACAACTAAAAAGGATCTGTATCACCTAATATGGTCATATATTTATGGAATAGAAGAGGGGGAATATCAAGTGATGAAGCGTTATCACGAATCGGGAAAAGTAGAATAAAAACACAACAAAAAACACAACAAAAAACAAAATGAACAACACACAAGTCGCCCACCTTTGGGCATCGGGCAACAAAGAAAACGGGAAAGGCTCCAATTTCTTCTTTGAAGGAGACACGATCTTTTCCTATGGCAATCACTTTCCGATTGCTAGGCGGGTGCATGAGAATCTTTATCTCATAACGCAAAGAGGTTACAGCGTATCAACATCAAGGCATATCTCTCTCACACGGCGAGCCATCCCCAGTTACGCAAAAGCATTCCCGGTTGCGTATCGCCCGGACTCCTCATTTGAAACAATAAGGGGGGAGAAGATGGAAGAAGCCCGGAAAATGCTTGAAAACGTGGAAGCAAAAACAAAGCCATTGACTTATGAAAGGGCAAGATCACTTTCTCTTTTCATCCGTGACACGTTGGACCTTTTCCGCGCATTTGAAGATTTCGACGCGCAATTTCTTGCCGCATTAGAGGAGGAAGAACTTCAAGGGATGCTTGGCAAGGTGGAGTTGGTGCGGGAACTCAATCGGGAAGCCTTTGACTTATCGGAAGCAAAGAAACAAGCGCAACGGGAAGCGCGGGAAGAGAAGTGGCGCGCCAAGTATGCAAGGCAAGTGGAGCTTGAGAAGATGGAATTGGAAAAGCTTGTCCCGCTTTGGCGAAATGGCGAGGCCGTCCACACTTGGAAGATTCGCAACTTCCCGCCGATGCTTCGAATTGTTGGCGAGACGGTTCAAACATCGCATGGCGCAGAAGTCACAAGAGAAGAGGCGAAAAGGGCCTTTTCCTTTATCGTCGCCAAAATTGAACGTGGCGAGACTTGGCGCAGAAACGAGGAAACTTGTGCTGTTGGCCCGTTTTCCCTTGTTGCTATTGATTCAGAAAACGTCACCGTTGGATGCCATAGGTTCACGGTTCAAGAGGTATTGGATTTTGGGAAGCTGATTTCATAACAAAAAAACTAAATCAGAAAAATATGGAAACATATAAAAATCAATCGCAAATAAGAAAAGCATGATCGCACAAATAGCCCTTTTCCTTGGCTTGTTTCCCCTCGCCCTGTTCCTTTGGGAGTGGGGAAGGGGAAGATAGAAGCCCTTCAATCAAAGCCCTTCCCATTATCGGGAAGGGCTTTTTTGTGCCCTTGTTCAATTCCGGCCCTGAATCGCAACGCCTGAGAATGCCCTGTAAATCGCTTTGATTTTTGGGGTGGCATTCTATCATCCAACAATTCCCGACGATTCTGCGGCCTTTTATGCTTTGTATTACAGTCTTATACAACCGCTTGCAATTGCTCGCTTTTACGCACGATGTATTTTGTAAGACGATTGCTAACTTTTACACACATTGTGGTTTGTAAGACAAATGCTAACAATTGCACACATCGACTGACTTTGCCGCCGCCGCTGGATTCCGTCGGGCGTTTTTCCGTCGGGCGTTTTTCCGTCGGGCGATTTCGTCGGGCGTTATAGAAGGTTGTCTATCTCGTGATGCTTGGCAGACTGTATTACAAGCTCCCTCACCATGTGCAGGGTGATGGGATCTCCGCTTTTAAGCTTGCCAGAATCGTGTTTGTCGCTCAATCGGATCTCTGCCAGCAAGCCCTTGATCACCTCTAGGATGTCAAGGGATTTGAATGCCACCTCGTGTTCAAAGGATTCCAATCCGTCAAATTCTATTTTGTATTTCATGGATTGAGTCTTTCTATTTCCTGCTCAAGCTTTTTGATGAGGCGATCACGGATGTCGATCTCGTTGGAGAAGTATAACGCACGATCAATTGCCTCTAGCCTCTCACGTTCTGCAATCGCCAGTTCGTTCTCAAGACGTTCTGCGTATTCTGCTCTTACCCATTTTGCGAATAGTGTTTTCATTTGATGCGTTCAGTTAATATGTCAAGTATGTCAAGGGATTTGAATGCCACCTCGTGTTCAAAGGATTCCAAGTACCCGATTGATTCTATCGTTGAGGATTCCAATTTTGTTTCCGTAATAGACGTTGCCATCTAGGCAAGCATTCTTCTCGGATTGTAATGCCGCAAGCTCTTTTTTAAGCACCAAGACCTCGGCCCCTAGCTTGTGATTTGTTTCGCTGGCATCCGCAAGAAGATGATCTAACCTCTCGACCTCTGCCTCTGCTCGTTCCGCTCGTTCGCAGTAGCTTAAACACTTTTCCTTCCAGTATTGAGGAGTTGTTTCCTGTTCTAATTTTTGGATTGCTTTATATTGACGAGCGCACAGAGCCTTTGCTTCCGTTAGTTCACGCTCAAGTTGTCTGGCGAAAAGATAAGGTTCGCAGTCATCGCCGCAGGTATTCCATGCGGCATCCGTTCTTGGTGTGTCGGTGTTCATTTTGTTTTTTTGTATGGGTTATGTTTATCGCAATAGATTTGCAGGTAGTTGTCGCAACCGCATCCGTAGACGGCTGTCTCCAGTTTCTCCTTCAGCCTCTCGACCTCGGCCTCGGCTTTCTCGGCTCGCTCCTGCTCTCGTTTGGCGCGGGTGCCGTAGTCCCAATCGGCAAGCTCCTTCTTCAGCCGCTCGACCTCGGCTTCTGCTTCCATCTGCGTATCGAAGCGTGACCAAAGTTCGTTCAATTCTCGTTCCAGCTCTCTGGATAAAGCATACGAGTCCTCATGCTTTTTCAGCAGATCCTTTGGTTGTGGGGGGCAATGCCGAAACTCAATGGCATCGGTTCTCGGTGTGTCGGTTGTCATTTGTTGGTTGTGTTTAGAGCTTCTACAAATGCGTGGATTTGCTTGAGTAGGGTTTCGGCTTTTTCAGCCCTTTCTATTAGATGCTTGGATCGTTCATCGCTTATTTTAGCGCAGTCCATTACCATCTCGTTCAGCCTCTCGACCTCGGCTTTTGATGCGGCGAGTTCTCGCTCTAGTCCTTCGGCAAACTCTACTGGAACTGCTTCCACCATAAATGGACGATCTCCGTAGAGTTCAATGGCGGCATCGGTGCGTGGTGTGTCGGTGGTGGTCATTTTTAGTGTTTAAGCAGGCGGACAATTAAACTACCGATGCCGAAGCAAACGCAGATTAATAAGTAAGTGCATAACGCAATCCAGATTCGTTTTTTTATTTCAGTTTGTTTCATTTGTTTAATAGGTCGTGGTATCTGTTCATAATCTCTCGGACTTCCTGCTCGGTTGGAAAGTCGCGGCGAGACCATTCATAAAACTCTTGGATGAGTTCTTGAAGGCAGACATTTTCAGTATGGAGTTTATCAATTTCCGCTTGAGCGTTTTTACAGGTTTCAAGGTGGGCTTTCCTTGCCTTCTTCCAGCCATCGTGAAGCCCTTTAATAAGGTCTTCTGCTTCTTTCATGCGTTGTGTAAGCCTCTCGACCTCGGCCTCCGCATCCATCTGCTTATCAAATCGTGACCAGAGTTCGTTGAGTTCTCGTTCCAGCTTCTGCATCTCGCTTGTGATGTGATAGGGCCAGTTGGACGATGCCATGACGGCATCCGTTCGCGGGGTGTCGGTGGTGGGTGTCATTTTGTTTCTAAGTGTTTGACTATGTGATCGACGGCTAACCCAAGGGATTGAATTATGCGAGCCAGTCGCCGACCATCCGAAGTTGTTGATTCAAATGTTCTACTTAACAAGGACGCATCGTCTAAAAGCTTTTTGGCATCAGTTAGGTCAGCATCGGTTCGCGGGGTGTCGGTGGTTGTCATTTTGATTTGGTGAGTTTGTCGATGGCATACATCACTACGAACAGAGCGCAAAAGACGAAGATAAAACCAAGTACCTCGCTTGCGGCCTTGGCTAACCAGAACATGATTGCGTCGTGAAAGCTCATTTTAATTCGGTTGCGTGCTTCCAAGTGTATTCATCATTTTCCTCGGAATACTCCTGCTCCCAAGTGACGATGGCTTTCGCTTTTCCGTTGTTTCCCCAACCGGAGAAGCCCATAGCCCGTTCCCTGATTTCAATGGTAACTGGGCCATCATTAACATCGGTGCATGGTTCTGATCCTGATGTTGCGACTTCTAACGCTTCTTCCAACGTATAATACAATCCGAGGCAATAATAAGTTTCGTCGCAAGTTTGATCAACGAGTTCAAAAATTGAGTTCGGTAGGGCTTCAGCGATGGCGCGGTTGATTTTGTCAGGTGTCATTTGTTTAATAGGTTGTAGTAGCGATCCATGATCTCTCGGACTTCGGATTCGGTCGGGTAGTCTCGCCGTGACCACTCGTAAAACTCTTGGATGAGTTCTTGGAGGCACACGTTTTCGGCGTGGAGTTTGTCGATTTCTCGTTGAGCGTTTTTACAAGTTTCAAGGTGGGCTTTCCTTGCTTTCTTCCACCCATCGTGAAGCCCTTTAATTAGGTCTTCTGCTTTTTTCGTTCTGCCTGTAAGCATCTCGACCTCGGCCTCTAGCTTATGGCTCTTATCGCGTTCGCGGCACAACCTAGAACGAGGGTCGGAGCAGAACATATTGTGGTCAGCCATAGTTCCGCACCCGTATTCGGCTCCAAAGTTTCCAGCCCCGCAATGGGGGCAGGCATCCGTTCGCGGCGTATTGCTCACTTTGTTCGTGTCGGTGTGTGGGTTCATTTCCATTCTTTGGCTAGGGGTGAGTTTTTGATTGCCTTCATAAGCATGTCGGCAAGAGGTTCGTGTTTTTCTGGATCTGTTGCCCTGTATCGCCCAATAACACTAGGCCATTTCCAAATCCTTGCTTCTCGGATTCGGCCTGTGTAATCGAGCGACCACCCAAGATCCAAGGCTTCAAGTTGCCTAATTATTTCATCGGCGTTCATTTTCCGTTCTCTTGTTTTGCAAGGTCTGTAATAAAATCCACAAGCAACCCTAAACGGGCGTAGTAGGTTTCTTTTCCGTGGTAAGGTTTCAAATTCTTTTCTGCCCATTCACAGGCAAGTTCGATCAATTCCTCTTCGGTTATGTGTAGGTTCATTTTGGGTCTTTCATCTGATATTCCTGTGTTGGTGCTTCGCTTCCTGCATCCGCTTATAGTCCAGTCGTGCCATGCACAAGGCTTGCTTCTCAATGCAGTCCCTTCGGTAGGAGTCGAACCTTTCTACTGGAACCCACCTCTGCCTCCTCTGTCCAGTCTTCTTCGACAACTCCGCCTGATAAGCCCAGAACTTCTTTGTCCCACATGGCGATAGGTCACCCCTCTTTAGTAGTGTTGTTTCCATTTTTGTTAGAGTAGAATTTGTAGTTGTTGTATGTTGTTTGCTCATTCGGGTTGATACCCCTACGCTCCCAAAACTTGTCAATCGCTCGTGAGACAATTGATGACAAGGCGTATTCGCTACCTCCCAATCCATCCGTGGATTGAGAGATGCGTAATACATTGCCATTCATTTTGGATTGGCAATCATTCATGCCAGCTTTGCGATAGCTTTTTCCACCCTGTTTAGGAGGTTGCCTTCCTCGTCAACATAGCCTTCCGTGTTTGCGGCAACAAGCTTCAATGTGATGTAGCACTCTCCCAATAGCTGGAACATTTCAGGAGCGAGCGAGAATAGTTTGGAGAATTTCAGGGCCTCCGATGGTGCGATTGATTCGTCGATTGTCATGACAACTCGTCCATTGTAATCAAGAACTGTGTCTGCGTCCGCTCGTAGGGGGAACTGCATTGGAACCCTGACGCTATCTTCGTCAACTCCTGCTGGGATGATGATGCTCATATTTGTGTTTGTTTGTTAGTTGATTTTTCCGTGCCATGCCTTTTGCGTCTGGATCAAACGCTTCTGCATTTTCTGGATGCGTGATCTGAAACCTCGCTCCCATTCAGCAAACTCCGTGGGGCTTGTCTTGGATGTAAGACGATAGCCCTTGTCGCTACCAATGATTTTGCCCTCGCTCGCTTCAGCGATGAAGCGGCAGGTTCTGGGGCAATAGCCGAGGCTATCACGAATGTCGCTTGCCGTGGCGATTTTGTGCTTTCGCAGGTATGCCATGAGGAATGGCAGTTCCTTGATTGACTTCTGTTTCTTTACGATCAGTTCTTTTTGCATGGTGTTGGTTTTTTGGTTAGTTGAGTGGAGTGTTCTGCAATGTTTCGTCTGCGATGTCTGACAGTTGTTTGGTTTTTCCGTACGTATTGCAACGCTTGAGTTCGTCAATGACGGAGACAAGGTGGTTAATGATTGCCTTCTGGTCAATGATTTTATCTTCCATGAGGCGAAGTCGTAGCTCGTAACGATCAAGCTCGTGCGAATCAATCTTCAATGTCATCTTCGTTTCGTGCGGCGATTTCCTGCTTGGTGATGTCAATCGCTATATTATAAAAATAAAGATTGAACTTTTCTTGGTTCTCCCTGAAGAGGAGTGCTAGTTCTCGCAGTTGCTTTTGCCTTACGAAGTTTCCGTAGAACAAAAGGCCGAGGACGTATGATCCGACCAGCCCGATTGATGCGGTGGTGATTACGAGGATGTTCATAGTTCGTCGTTCAGTTTTTCAATGTCGTATTCCAAGCTAGCGATTTCATCTTCGATCAATGCCCTGCGGTCATCGTCGGCTGTTGCCATCTCCTTCTCCAGTTCTCTGATCTCGCACTCCTTGTCTGCGATGATGCGGAGAGTTGTGTTGCGGTCGTCTGTGTCGTGAATGCTCATTTTACAATCTCCACTTTGATTTCGATTGGCTCCTGCCTTTTAGAGAACAGGTCTTTGTACATCTCATAAACCATCACATCACTAGCCTCAACATTCCTGCGTGGAGACTCCACGGAGAGAACACGAGTTCTGAATGGGATGTTGTCGTTGCATGGTACTGGAACATCATATGCTCCAGCGGTTCCGATCATTGCCGCAACTGCGGCGGCATATGACATTTTGTAGTATTGTGTGTCTTTCATTTTAATCACGGAGGTTGTTCCGCTTGAGATGAGTCTTTCAGATTTTTTATTCCACGCAAGATTTTTTTTCAAAAAATTTCATCGCCTATAGAGCCGCATGGACACTTGATCCGTACGCTTGTCAACAAAAAAATTCCCCCCAACACCTGCTCACAATCAGGCATTGAGGGGATTTTTATCGGGAGTGGTTCAACCCCCACTACCAATTAAAATGGGATATCCTCGTCCCGATCCTTCGGGGCGTATCCGTTTGACTTTTCCTTGTTGTGGGAGTCAAGCCCTTTCTTGAAAGGCTCCTTGATGGAGCCAGAAATGAACGAGCCTCCACGCTTGTCCATCTTGTTCCATGCGCTCATCTCCCACTCCTTGCCATCAATGGTGATTGATCCTGTCCAGTTTGGAGCCTTGGGATTGACGTTGTTTTTTGTGAAGAGGACAAACCTCTTTTCGTTATCGTATTGCATTGTATTTTGTTTTTGGTTACTTCTCGTCAAAGCGCATATAGCTCTCACGAAATGCCAAAGGAATGCTAGCACGACCGCAAGCCCTTGCAAGCTTTATGTTCAGATACCAGTTCCCTGAATCGTCACGTTCAATTACCAGAAAAAGGTCACAGTCGTGTTCGATTGCCCTTGACTCACGGCTAGCACCCTCCGCATTGAGTTGTGTCAATGCGATGATTGTAATTCCAAGCTCCTTGGCAAGTTGCTTGAGCGTCCTAGAAGCCTCTGCAACCTGCCTTTCCCTGCTGTCCTTTCGGTCGGTCGGTGATAGAAGCTGGATGTAGTCTACGACGATTATGCGAGTCTTGTGGACGGCGCACATACGGCGCATAGCGGCACGAAGCTGAAGCGGATTAACATCCCCTTCATCACGGATGAAGATGGGAAGGAGAGACGCTTGATGAGCGGCCCTACCAATGTTTCCAATGTCTTGCGCTGTTGGAGCCTTGGATAGAACGCTCACATCGACCCCTCCGTAGGAGGCAACGAAACGATCAAACAACTCGCCACTACTCATCTCAAGAGATATGAAGCCAACAGGATGCCCAGCGTTTGCGGCCCTCGTCGCCATGTTGACTGCCATAGAGGTTTTGCCTCCCTTTGTTGCCGCACCGATAACGATGAGTTGCCCTTCTCGGAATCCCCCTGTGAGGTCATCAAGAGGCTTAAAGCCAGTCGTAACGCCAATCAGCTTTCCCTTGTTTTTGTAAATCTCCTCATAAGCAGAGATCCGTGCAAGAGCCACCTCCTTCAGCGATTCAATCCTTCCCTTGCTTTCAGCGTCAGCGGCTACTGCCACCAGAGCCTTCTGGACTACCTCGCTCAACTCTCCTGCCTCCGCTGGATTATTTGCAGATGCGATGATCCGTTCAGCGGCACTCACGGCTAGCCTCCGTGTATGGTTCTGCCGCAGAATCTCAAGGTACTCACGCCAGTTGCTCGTAACGGCTGGAGACATGAAGCACTCCGTCAAGAATGCCGCACCACCAGAAAGCTCAAGCGTGCCAGCGTTGGACATTGCATCCGTGAGCGTGACTAGATCGCAATCCTTGCCTTCCTTCCAAAGCTCCAAGGCAGACTCAAAGATCCGCTTGTGCGCTGGATGATGGAACAACTTTGGCGATGCGTAGTCAGCGGCTTCGTTAAGAATGCTGATGTTCTGAATGGCGCATGAGAGGAAAGCCCTCTCTGCGTCTAGGTTTGCTGGTGTTGTCATAGTTCCCATACATCCTCTCCGTCTTCGTTTTGTCCTATAATGGTTGCTGAAAATCCAAGGTGCTTCAGCAGGTCAATAAGCCTATTATGCTCGCATGGGCCAGATGCCGCCATCACTCCGTCAACCAAGATGGTTTCGCCAGCTTCATAGCAACAGCCATCAGCGCATTGATGCGTGTATGGCATTGTGGTGATTGTGATGCTTTTCATTTCTTCTTCCTTCCCCTCGGCTTGGGCGCAGGCTTGGCGGCTTGCATGGCCCAGTAAAGCTCCACCTGCTTTTGGAACACGAACCACTCCTTTGAAAGATCGTCCTTCCAGACAACCTCAAAGTCCCCCTCGTCCTGCTTGCCAATGCGAACAATGGCGTGGTTGATGATTTGGTTTACTGGAACCATTACATCAACTTTAACGCCATCTGGTATCAGTTGGTATCCCCCCATAAAACCACAATCTTTTCCATCTATCTTTTTTGAAACCTTGGGTTGATTGCTGTTCCATAGCTGTGCGTATCCAGCACATTGCCGCCAGTAGGATTCACTAATCTTCTTGCTGGTCTTGAAGTCAATAAGGATGTGTTCTCCTTTTTGATTACAAGCAATCAAGTCAATCGTTCCTCCGTACTTGTGCTTCTCATTTACCAACTGGATCTCCGTGGCAACTTTCTCAAGCTCCTGACCATCCCACCAATCGACGAATTTGTTGTAGCAGATCAGAGCCTTATCAATGTCCTCCTGCCCGTAATCGGAAAGGTCGGCAACTTGGTTGTTCAGGAAACATTCGATGAGGAAGTGGGCTATCGTTCCAATGTCAGCGGCTTTATCTCGCTCCTTCTTGTAATCCTTGCCCTCCCTGCCGAGGTTCCATGCCCAATGGATTAGAGCCGCAGGATCGTCTCCGATTTTGCATATAGTGCTACCCCCAGCAACTTGGGTTCCATCAGATAGATGGTATTTTTGATGAGGCGCATTACGCACCAGTTTTGTTTTTTCCATTCACGACCGATAGTCAGATTCTATCTCATGGTCAAGCGCATATTTTTCCCACTCCTCAGAATTTTGCTCTTGACTTCCAGACGCATCGCCAATGCCGTTTTGAGAGACGAAGAGTTCAGCGAGCAATGCAAGGGCATCCGCTCTGTCTGGCGAGTTGCCCTTCGTGCGCTTCTTCAAATCCTTCTTGCTTTCCAGTAACGTGCGTTCGTTCTTGAGAGTGTAGATACGAGCGCAAAGCTCCCTAGCTGTTTGATCGTCAAGCCCTCTCAACCTGCCGCCCATCACGATCACCTTGATCTGCCCCCAGAGTTGTGTCACCCGATTGGCGTAGACTTGCTTTGCAGGACGATTGTCTTCCACAGATATTGGTGCATCAGTAGCCGCTCCTCCAAAGCTGACTCGCACAAATCCAGACTTCCACCGCTGGGAGATGATGTCGGCAATGCCAGCACCAGCACCAGTTGCGTCCAGAGCGAAATCTTCTGGCTCCACGCCTCTCGACTTTAGCTCGCTGATGGTCTGGTCTGCCACTTGGTAGAACAAAGGATAGTTTGGATCGTCTTGCAGGTTCAGACGAACTGTGTCGGTGAGTAGCATGGTGAGTTGACCATCGTCTGCCTTGCCAACCTTGGCGAAGCGCAGGATGCAATCATCGCCCTCCGTGGTGAACGCTGGGTCAAGACCTGCAATAACCTTCACTCCACCCCCCTGCCAGATCACCCCCTCCCTAGCTCCTCCCTCCGTGATCATTGCGGAGTCCAGCATCGTGTTCCTAGCTCCAGATCGTGACCACATCCCTCGGCAATAGCTATTCCACTCAAGGCTACCCTCCCCGAAGTTCTTCTTGATGGTGTCCACGTTCTCCTGACCAAACAAATAGGGGTAGATTGTGCGACCAGCCTTAATGTTCGGTGATTTCAGCCCATCGAACCTCACGCATACCCCCGACTTGGTTTCCCAATGCTCGTCCGAATCCTGTATGCTCCCCCATCCCATGCGAGGCTCGCAGAATAGCCCATGCGAATCGAACATGGACGATGCGTTGGCAATGGCAATGAATCGGAAGAAGTCCGTTCCAACTTCAAGGTTTGCCCTAGCGGAGAACACGGCTGGATTTGTCTGTGCCGCCTCGTCAACCATGATAACCATGCGAGGCAAGTGGACACCCTGTAGCTTTCCAACCGCTTGCTCAACTGCTCCACTATCGACGGCAAGGGCAATAATGCTACTGCGATCATCGCCCCTCTGCGACTGGATCTTGGTCTGCGAGTCAACTACATTCAATCCAAACAACGGAACCGCAGGACGCACAAACCGCATCATTTCCGACCAGATACGTCCACGCAAAGATGGGACTGTGGTGGAGGTTAGGGCGACACGAGTTCCCATCGGCTTCGCTAGGTATTCAACCAGCGATAGCAGAGTAAAGGTGAATGTCTTACCAGCCGCCGCACAGCCAGTCACTCCAATCTCATTGTGATTAGTCCATGCCCACAGAGCCAACTCGTTCCAGTCATTCCAGCTTTTAATCACATCAGGCCAAAGCATATGCACAACGTGCTTGATATGCTGACCCCTTGAAATGCCAGAGATCCTAGACGGATCGGAATCGCCAACCATCAGCAACTCGATTTCAAGTTGCGTGATGTTTGGATATTTACTGAAATCTAGTCCGTACGTTTGAAGCTTCATCTCCCTCGTTTAATTAAAAACCGCATCATGGCAACAGATCCTTCTGATGTGGAGATTGTATAAACTAATCCTGTAGCAACAATTTTCCAAAATCCACCAGTAGTCATGGATGACCACAATTGACCCCAAATCAAGGCAGACACTAGGAAGTAAATGCCGTTGGATGCAATTGCCGCCCACCTATGATGTTCAACGTCCTGTTGATTCCTTGATCTTGAGGCCCAAGTTCCAGCCATGTTTTGAACAAATCCCAACACACCAATGGCAATTAGCATTATGATCTCTTTATCCGTCATAGCATCCGCATGGAACTTTAGCCGCATCATTTTCATCAAGCCATTCAAACATTTTCATTTGCTCGTCATCAGCGGCAACAATGTCGCTCCACTTCACTCCAAAATGCAACCCCTCAACCCTGCCCTTGATGTTCATGTTTTGCTCAAGCTGAATCGCCCTCTCAAAGTATTCTGGGTAATCTTTGCGTAGCCGAATTATTTCGGACAACTTCATTGATGGGCAGAAAAAGCAAGACGATTTTCCGACCAATGGCAGGCCATGCCGCTTGATTGTTGCGATGCAATCCTGTCTTTTCCACATCCATTCAATTAATGGAAACCATGATGTCTCAACCCTGCCACGACCAACTTCATTTTGCTTAATTCCTATTGATCTGTGCCCCTCACCAGCGTCATATCCAACGGCAGAAATGACATTGTTGTAATCTCGTTCTGCCATCCACTTGTTTACAAATTTGTGCTTTGGCTCTAGTTTGTATTTAACCGAGCAAGCCTTGGAACCGAATGCAAGTGCTGGAAGTGTTTTATTCCTCAAGCAATCAGCCTCTAGTGATGTTTGTTCCTTTTTGTATGTTTTGGCAACAATTTCAATTGGCAAGCCCCACCACTCCCTTGTCTTTTCAGACATCATTTTGATATGGTTGTAAGTATGTGGAAGCTCACCACCAGTATCAGAAAATATGATAAGCTCTGGTTTTATGTTGCGATCCAAGAATCCACATAGCATTGCAACGCTGTTTGTGCCGCCACCATAAGCGACAACTATTGGAAGTTCATCTTTCATGCAGAAAGCCTCCCAGATTTATGGGAGGCTTGTCAAGCATCAATATGATCGAAGCTGGGATCGGATAGCATCCATTGCAGAACGAGGCTTGCCCTTGGTGTCAGCTTCAGGCTCGCTGGCAGATCCCTTGCTGATCCTTGGCTGGACAGCGGAATCCTGTGCAATGCGGCTCTTGTATTTGGCAAGCTCTGCCTTCAGCTTCGCATTCTCATCCACGGCTTCTTTGGCGATGACTGCGAGGAATGGAGCAACCAGCATTTCATTCTGCGAGGCATTGCCATGCATGATGTTCTTTGCCGCATCAATCCTTGCCTTAACTGCCTTGTCGTTGACATCATCACCAGTTAAGCGGAAGAACTCGCTTTTGTTTGCAAGGTGAGATGCCATGCGGTCAAATCCCTTGTTGATCTGCTCAACAGTCTGGATGTGCTGAGCCTCCTCTGCTTGCAAAATCTGGTTGTGTGTTGCCTTGTAGTCCTGCAATGCAGACTCAAGCGTTCCACGCTTGCTGTCAGCGTTGTTAATGAGCGACAGGAATTGAGCCGCCGCCGCACCCCCTCCGAAGGAATCGTCAATAAAGTCAATGCGCTCCCTGCCTTTCAGGGCAAGAGCCTTCTCAACAATTGCGGAATCAGCCGCATATTCATTAGCAAACTCTACAGCGGAGTTGACGGAAGCATTGTAAGGGTCTTGATACTTCTCAAGGAACTTTGGAGACTTCTCAAATGCCGTGCGCTCAAGCTCTGCCTCAAGCTTCTCAAGCTTCTCCCGATAGGTGGAAAGCTCCGTGTCTTTGGTCTTGAGGGTTTCCTCATAGCTCTCTGCCTTCTTGCGAAGCTCTGCAATGTTGTCTTCCCTGCTCTTCTTCTTTGGCTTATCCTCAATCGGTGCTGGGTCTTGCGAAAGATCAAGGTCAGATACGTCAAAGCTATTAGATACTTCAGTCTCTACTTCAATCTTAACCTTCTTCTCCTTCTTCGGCTCAACATCAATGTTGTCCATGCTCTTCAGGAAGTCACCAGCCTCTTGAGCGGAAACGCTATCAAAGCCATCAACTGCCACATCATCTGGCAGGGATTCAAGGCTCTTCAAGTCCGTCTTTGGGATCTTTGGCTTGTTTGTAAGCTGTCTGGAAATCTGCGACTCCCAGCTTTCATTGATTGGCTCTGGAGTTGTCGCAATGACTGGATCAGCGGCTTGCGTGGTGGATGCGATGGGGCTTTCGTTTTGGTCTGACATATATGTGTTTGTTAAAATTCCGTGGTGTAGCTAGGAGGAAGTTCTTTCATTTCCTCTGGGACAACGGAAAGGTTTTGCAGGTCGGATAAAACAGATGCTCGTCCAGCATCGTACCCGAACAGAACGTGTGCCTTATCGGAAAGCTGAAGCAGTCCATTGCCAGCCAACGTCCTCGCCATTGTCTGGGAATCCAGAATAGAAATAGCGGCCTTTAATACTGGAAGATCAAGGATCTTCTTTAATTCGATAGCAAGGGAAACATCCGCTCGCCACTCTTCGTGCGTCATATAATTTTATTTGTTTTTGTTTTCCATTTCTTCAGCTTGCGCGTCTCTGATGGAATGAATTAAATTTTTGTGTGCTAGTGCTATTTCCGAATCTTTCCCATGAAAGGTTCTGTGATACATATACCTGTCGTATATAAGAGAGACTATTTGTTCGGTTGCCTCTGCTTTACCAGCATCGAATGGATGCGTTTCCATATTGTGTGTTTGTAATTACCGACAATTCCAAGCTCGCAATGATTTGTTGATTCGGCTATCGGGATCACGCTTTGTTTTCTCGCTGGTGAGTTTGCTCTTCATCCCTTTCATCCTAGCGCAAAATGACTTTCTCCTTGCGGCATCTTTTTCTGTTTTTGGATTAGGAGCAGGTGGCTTTAGGTTGCCTCCAGTCGCCTTGTTATAGGATGCTCGGCCTTTGGCATTCAAGCCACCCTTTGGGTTCTTGCCTTCCTTTCTTGTCCATGCTCCGCTCATAATTATGGTTGGATTGCTCCGTATTTCTGCGCCACCTTGATGCGGTCAACCATCATACGCTGTGCCGTCTTGCGGTCTTGTAGTTGCATCTGGTGTTGCGCCTTTGCCTGTTTGATCTGTGCATCGTTCTGGAACTTCATGCGATCAATCTCAATCTTGTTCATGGCAACCATTGCCTTTGGATCTTGCTGTTGCGGCTGTTGCTGTTGGGCCATTTCCTCCATTTGCCTCTGCTGAATCTCCTGCGACATCCTCGCAAGCTGGTCTGCAATCTTCATAAGCTCGCTTACCTGCTCATTCATGGCATTGAACTGATCCGCACGAGTAGGATCTTCCTCCATGTATTTAAGGTGAGTAAGCATATGCGGAATAACTGCCTGCATTGTCTTATCCGCACCCACAGGATCAATCTGCTGATCTTGCACGGACTGTACGATCTGACCAGCGAACTGGAGGTGAACAGCCATGTGCGTGGCATGGTTTTGGTCTGGGTCAATAAGCACCTGCCCCCCTGTCTGGAGTGCATTGTTCTCAAGAGACGCAATGGATAGGTCGCTTCCATCTGGCTTTGTTTCCTCTGGGATTCCGAATGTGTCCACGCCAGTCTGTCCTGCGATAGCCGCAATGTTGGCATTGATAACACGCTTCCTGTTGGACTCTGGGAGTTGTGGGAGATACTGACCGATCAGTTCCATCGCTTGCATACGAGCCGCAGATGATCCCTGACCAATGCTTCGTGTTGCCTTAACGCTATCAATGTCCAGCATAGCCGCTTTGGGAACTCCACGATTGAAGCAAGCATTCTGGAACTCCAAAGCCTCCTTGCCTCCATGATCCTCCTCAACGAGGTTTGGATTAGATGCACGACGATAAACTTCTGCGTAATGCACATCAAGAGCCTGAAGGTAGATTTCAGCACGAGTGTTAGTTAGGCGAGACTTCTCACCGATCTCTGCCTCAACCTCTTTATTGCTCTTCTTCCTGCCTCCCGAAACGGATGGCATGAATGATCCAATGTCATCACTCTCCTGCCCTTGGAAGTATTGAGCCGTCTGCATTGCGGCGGCAAGATTAGATGCAACATTGACTTGCGTTAGGTTAAGTCCGGGCGGCAAGATGCGATAAGGCCCTACCTGTACAGTCTTTAGCTTCTCTGCATCAGCCGCAGAATTAGGCTGGAACATAATAGCAGAGCCAACAATCACTCCCTCAAGGAGCGAGTTGTTAACCCTATTCATTGCCTCTGCGTACTTATAAACCTTTTGACCAAGACCCCTGACGCTATGGTAATAGCCATTGCCAACTCCATTAAGGAAGATGGTGAAAGCGTTAGAGAAGTTCTTATATCGTCCTACCTTCTGGCACAAAAATTCGGTGCTGTTGAGGCGATCAAAAATGTAATGTGAAATCCTGCCATCGTATTCACGCACATAGAAATGGGCGATCTTGATTACCTTGCTCTTGGCATACGAGTAGTAAAGAGCATTGTTTTTAAGCTCCCTCTGATACCACTCCCAAGGACGGCGTTGATCCTGCTCATCAACCCTAGCTTGCATGATTGCCTGTCTGCACTCTTCCACATCCCACCCTCCACGAGTGGCGGCTTCTTCATTCTCAACGTAGCTGTAAAGCTCCTCGCAATACATCTCATCAAGGATATAGCAGAACTCCCAGTTGTCCCAATCAACCTTTGATCCTTTGGGAACCACCATAGCGTAAGGCTCAATAGCCTTGGCTCGCCAATCCACGCCATCTGGGAAATACATACAAGCCATTCCATGAATGACAAGCTCCTTGTGGCAAACTTGATGCTGGGCTAGGAAGTTGGGATTGCTGGACGACAGGAGCCTGTGGAACTCCTCCGTGATGATCCTGCTCCATTCCTCCCTCTTGCCCATGTCCTTGCCATACTTGGTCTTTACAGTTGCGTAATGACCCACGGAAGTGAGGATGTCAAAGTAAGGAATGACTGCTGACTCCACCTTGGCTTCTGCATGACCCCAATTGACATTGATGCGGTCTCCCTGACCCATCTCACGAAGCTGTTGTTCGTTATACGGAGGGTTGCCATCAATGATTCCCTGAATCTGTGCCCTGCGATACGATGCTATCTGATCGTCATTGATCAGTTCAAATAGCATTGACCTAGCGGATTCAGCGTCCTCAATTCTAGTGCGAGGAGGCTTTTCGCCAACTTTAGGGTCAGTTAATCCAGATGAAATCATATTTTAAGTGAATCGACAGCTTGATTCAGGTCATCATTTTTGACCCAGCACCACTCTGGTCTAGTGTTTGTTGTCTCCGATTTCTCACCAGAAAGCAACACTTTTCTATTGACATGAACAATAGCCTCGTTCCTGCAACCACATACGCCACAGGTATATAACTTGGAATCCAAAGGAGTTGTGCGTGATCCCTTAACCTTTGCAACCAAGGATGTTATCTGTTGCATGGCAGAGCATCCAGCGCAAAAGTTTGTGGTCATGTTGTTGTAGCACCTAGCGCAGATTTCGGCTCTTTTATTTGCTTCTTCCTGACTAACAAAGACTTCCTGTCCTGACACAGCGTCCATTGCCATAGTTGCAAGAGATTTAATTCCCTTGATGATGTTCTCTGCTGACAGGTTTGCTCTAGTTCCTTGCGCTGGATTGCCATCAGAATAACTGCACCAACCATGAGGAAGCTGACGGCAAAGATGGTCTTCCACAACATCCTTCCAATCGGGAGGCAATGGGATGCCATTTTCCATATAATGCTTCTTAACCCTAGACAAGAGGGATTCCATCGTGAGTTCGCCTTCAATGCGAAACCCCGTCTCTGGAACTACGAAGCGATAACGATTCGGAGGAACGCTATCGTGAACTATCAGCTTTTGACGTATCATTTTTAATAATCTCCTGTATGTCTTTAAGTGCTGAATGATAACCGCTCATCCAAGCGATTGCCATGTATTCTTCATGTCCTTCGGCAGATCCATGATTTTTAGAGTATGAGCGGATTCCAACGCTTCCATACCACTCGTCAAATTGTTGTTTAGCTGTCATGTGTGTTCCTTTCTTGTTCAATGCTCTTTGATAGTTTCTTTTCCATGTCCCCAACTGTGTTCCCAAATCTTTCAACGAAATCTTCGTTTGCGAAGGGAATGTAGGCATGAAGCACCTCATGCGCCACAACGTCTGACAGTCTGCATTCTGCATGGTATTTTTTGTTGATCGTGATTCGCCTGTTTTGGTAGTAGCACTTCCCGATTGCTGGGCCATTGGGAGTCATCCCACAATCTCCCCACCCAAACTCCCAGCGTTCTCCATTAATGTCTACATTGCCAATCTTCTTGAATTTCATTTTGTGAGCTTGGTTATCTCTCGCTGAATAAGCCATGCCGCTTTCTGCAAGTCTTCCAGTTCCTTGTCTGGATTCTTTTTGCCAGCACGGAATATGTATTTCATTGCAGATGCACGAGCAAACGGCATTTCGTCAATAATGTCTATTAACTCAACACCATTTGCGTTGATATAATGGGACGGATGTGAAACTGGGTTGCTCATCGTTTTGGAAGGATCATTCCCTTGCGCTCCACATAGCGTAGCGGCCCACAGCTGACAATAGTGTAATGGATGTTCCCACGCTTCATGTCATCCACTACATTCTGTAGGTATTGATCGTGACGCTTGTTGCCAATTACATACGGCCCTGCAAGGATGCTGTAATCTTCTTCAATATAATATTCTGCTTCGTTTTTCATGTAATGATTTTGTAATGCGGTGTTGAGTGCAATCCTTTAAGTGGATGGTTGATTCTAAAGTTCTTTCTTTCTACTTTTCCTGCCTTGATGAGAAATTCCAGTTTTGCCCGAAGGGTTCTGCATGGAATGTTCAATTCCGTAGAAAGATCCTTTGATGTCTTGAAGTCATCTGGAACAACATCTGGATTCCCGACCTGCGTGTTGGCGATAATCTCTGCCCACTTATTTGCGCTCATAGCGGCAACCTCCATTCTTTGTCGAACTCTCCTCTGGTGATAAGCCACACGGCTGAATCCTTTGGCCCGATCTCTCCATACACAAGTCCCTGCCGCCATCCAAGCGTTGCTCGCCTTGCTTTCGCATAATCCATCTCACCTCTGCGAGTAAGCGTACCTGTGCAGTAGCCCGTGCTTTCTTTGATCGTTCTGCCTTCAGCTTGCTGGCTTCTATGAGTGTGCCCGAAAATAACTTTCCCACCATAGATTTCAGCCATGTCTCTAGCAGAGTTTTCATTATAGATTGTTCCGTGCGTAAATGTCACATCACCAATGACTAGCGTTTGAAACACTCCATCATACGGAATCCTGCGGCAACCAATCTCCACAAAAGTCCTGTCAATATAATCCGTAGCCTGTTGAGCGGCGTATGAGACAAGAGCGTTGCGGTGATTAAGCATTCTGGGAATTCGATCTTCATGGTTCCCATCCAACACATGAGTTGGTCGATACTTTCGCAAGAACGAAAGCCCACCATCAATGTCGGGAGCAACAGGTTCGGATTCGTCGGAGCTTCCAACCGCACCAGAGCGAAATGCCGTGGTGTCGCACCAATCTCCGAGATGCACCACAATATTTGGGTTCCATTTGTCCCGCATTTTAAGCACAGCATCAATTGCCGTTTCGTCTGCGTACTTACCATGACTGCATGAGATTGCGATAAAGCGTTCATACTTTGTGGCAATATGGGGGGCTTTCGCCCCCCTTGATTTTGCTTTAGGCTTCATTAGGTGTAATGGTCACAAGCTCCCACTTGCTTGGGTCTTTCTTTCCTACTGCAACGCCAGCATCAACCAGCGTTCCATTAGATCCGAAGTCGGTTGCCGCAATGAACAGCTTCTCATCAAATGTCATTGCCTCAATCGTCTTGCCATTGTCGTTGAACTCAACGGAGTAGAGAGTCCACTTCTTGGCAGATCCTTCCTTGCTCTGTGCGGCGACCTTGGCTTGAACAGGGAGAACTCCCCTCCAAGTTGCGGTCACGTTTCCAGCAGGACGGACAGTCGGGTTCTTATCCATTACTTTCGCAATGGCTGGACGAGGGGAATCAACAGGCCGCTTTCCTTCAGCTACATTTCCATCATCGTCATCCTCTGACGCAACACCAAGAACAGCCGCCAAGGCGTAGCGACGAGCGTAGGTGATTGCAGACCCGACTCCCTGTGGCGACTGATCCTTGAGAGGAAGCAGTAGCGTGGTAGTCGTGCTGTGACCATCCTTGTGCATGATCGTCGTTTCAACTCCAGCCGCACCATCCATGAACAATGGCTGTTGAGTTACTGCCAGACCATGCTTGGACAGGATAGGGCGAGTCGCATCAATGATCGCATCCAGAGGAGCATACTTGCTCTTGAAGTACGGATTGTTTGCGGTTTTCGGAACATTTGATAGTTCCCCGATAGCGGCTACAAGAGCCGTGGCGTATGCTTTCTGTTGTGCTGTGTTTTCCATATTTGTGTTTTTCAGTTTAGGCTATCCACGCTCGTCAACCTGAATCATCGAATCGTCGAGGAATGAAATAGCTTCGTCAAGAGTTGAGCGCAATTCCTCAAACGAGGAAAGCAAAAAATCAATCTTTTCTCTATCCGTCATTGGAACGGCAGATTCGCTCATTGTTATCGGGCGATGAACACGACAAGAGCCGTTGTGATGGACAGGAGGATTGAGGCAATGCTCGTCCAGAACAGGACGCAAACATGATCCTTGAGTTCATTGATGATTGTTTCTGTTTCATCAATGTAGCTCATTGCCATGTGCGACTGCGCTTGTGCGTTGAGGGTGATGACAGTCAACTCGTGAATGACATCATCAACATTCTTCTCGCAAGGCTTTGCTGGCTTGCTGGCGGTTGGTTTCTTTGTGGATTTGGTGGTGTTGTTTTTCATAACGCAATCACCATTACCGCTGGAGCCATTCAATGGCAAGAAATATTTTCAGAAATATTTTTTTATTTTTATGCTTGACTTTTCGATACCCATGCCGTTTAAAATCTCGGCAGAAGGCAAGACAGATATATCGTCAACTTTGAAGAACTTGTTTTCGCAAGTCCGCTGTTCGGTTAAGCCATCCTTTCAAAAAAACCCTGCTGGCTGGTCTCTTCTCAACGAGCCTCCTGTAAAATGCGTCTCTCTCATCCATGAATTTTTTGACATTCAATCCTGAAATCTTCTCAATCTTCATCGCTCGTCCAAACCCACAATTCACGCAAGCATCGAAGAATGCCCAGTCATAGTTTTGAGGAAGGTGATCACAACCATACTTCACCCAATACTCATTCCAATAAATATCTGTTGCTCTTTCAGCGGTAAGATTGGCAATGTCTTCATTCGGATGAGAACGAGCGTCAATCCCATACTTTGTTCCAACTAGCTTGCCATTGACGTAGTTTCCTGCGTCATTTGGATGCAAGTCCAGCTTGGTTCCCTCCCACTTGAAGAGGAATGGAATGATCTTTTCCTTAAATCGTTTCGTCATCGAATGACTTTGGTTTTGGAGTTCTCTCTATGATCTCTTCTTTGATCTTGGATACTGTTCCAACAACTTCTTGAACTTGGCTAGTTCCCATCTTCCAGTCATAGACCATACGACCAGTTACCAAGAACACAACAATAGCTCCAGTCACATACAGGGTGTTGGTGGTTATGGTCACGAATCCAGCAAGGGCAATCTCTGGAAGAGTGTATAGATGGGCAACGGCCCACCTCCATGATGCTTGGATCAGGGCAATCCCGATCAAGGAAACTATAAGACGCTGGGATACCATCTTGGTAATCATGGCCTGAACCTCCATGCCGTCTTTAGTCCAATATAGACCACTACACACAAGATGCCAGAAAGTGCAATCATACGCCAAGTCCATAGCTCCTTGAGTGCCTTTTCGTGCTTTCCATGCCAGTAAACAATGTTGCTCTGCGCTTCTGACAGGTCTTGTGACTGCTTGTCAACCTGCTCCTCATAGGTGTCGATTGCGGTGATTACGTCCTTAATCGCCGCATTTCCTGCGGAGGTTGTGATATGTGGCTTGAGACGCTCCACCCCAACCTTAACGGCAACCGCAGATGGAGCAACATAACGCTCCTGCTTTGGAGCGGAACATCCAGCTAGCCAGACTATGGCAGACAAGATGGCGATCTTCACGGAAATGATTGCATATTCAATCAACTTCCCAATGTAGGTAATAATAAGTTTAATTGTGTTCATTTATCGTTGTTCTATCCATGTCATTGACCCGATTGCGTTCTTGTTAGCTGTAGATGCCGCCGCAACTAATGTCAAGGTGTCGCTCACAGTCCCAATCGAACTTCTCCCAATCTGGAATTGAGTGTCCTTGTCAATGCGGATTGGGCCTCCTCCACTACCTCCAATAACAAACCCAGCGTCCAGCGTTGTGCCGCCAGTAAATGAAGTTGCAGTTACGTTGTATTGAGCAAAGCTATTGGCATCTGGCATATCATTCCAAGTTCCACCAGTAAGCGTTGCGTTCCTGACAATCCTGTAATATACGTTGGTATTGTCAATCGTGGCTACTTGGAAGTAGGATGGAAGAACGATGCCCTGCAACTGCGTTGCCTTCAGCCTAATGGAAATCAATGGGCGGTATGTATTGGCTGTGCCAGTATCAAGCCCAGCAATGGCAGTCTGAATGTTTTGAGCAATGCCTAGCTTCTCTGGTTGTCCTTCAGAAACCAGCGAGTTTGACCCTTGGTAGATGTAGAATGGCCCACCAGCCTGACCGCCAGTAGTGTTTTTGATCTCAATACGGATAGGAAGGAAGGGGGTGCGGCTCCAAGCATTGGTTAGGACGTTTGCTGTGCTGAAGGTGTGGACAATGATAGTCTTGCCATCAATCACCCATCCAAACTTTACCTGACCAGCCCCATACCACTCGTATTCAAAGCTGACCATCTGTTGCTTGGTTGGATCTGCTATAATTCCGCTAGGGCCATTACCATCTAGTTTATCTCCGTTCCATTGCGCTCTACCAACTCGCTGAAGCGATGGGGTTCCTCCGCTGTTGATGATGCAACAAAAGTAATCACCAGATCCGTCATCCTCAAAATAGAAGCCATCTGACCCATTGTTAAGGCCAAACCTCTTGCGAATACCTGCAACTGGAGTGTTTAGCCTGACTGAAAACGAAAGCGTGGATGTGCGGCTAGGGATGTACCGCATAGTATGTATCGTTTGACGGATAACCTCGCTGTTAAGCGTGTTGGTAACTGCCATGTCAACCTCTGATCCAGTAGGATCGTGCGTGGCAACTCCTCCGTTAAATGTTGCCTCATCCCAAACATCCGTCTCCTTTCCATACTGGAAGGTGTTGAAAAAGACAGTTTGATACGGACTGACCTTTAACCTCCCCTTGCTAGTGAAGTCTGCGTTTCCTAGAACCTCGTCAGATGACAGCAAAAGATCATTGATCTTCTGGAGGCTTCTATGAGAGTCATCATTTTGCCAAGGCGTATTATTCTCTGGAAAATACGCTGGCATACGTTAAATTAAGCAAAGAATGGGCTAACTGATAGTGTTCCACCAACAATGCTAGTGTTGGCATTTGCCACTACATTTGAGTGTGCGCTAGATACAATAACTTGTCTTGGATTAGCAGAAACAATGCAGTTTGTTGCGCTAGTAGAAAGCTGAACATCTCCCATGAGTTTTAAAGATTTGTTTGTAGCGGTTGTGGCGTTGAACGTGATGCAAGGTTGAGAGTTATTGGCAATCAGTCTTCCACCTCTAAAGGTATGGGCGTTGGGTGTCGCATCTCCATTTGCAAACTTGAAAACAACAAGTTTTGTAGCAGGAGTGCCGCCAACTAGATTTTCCAACCTCAAGGATGTAGTTCCACTAACAATGCTCAACCCTTCCGTTCCAAATACCTGCACAGTCCAGCACAATGCGGTAAATTGCATTGTTGAGTTGGCTTGGGTCATGTCCAGCAGCCTTCCGCAATAAGTGAACAGCACTTGGTAAAAAACAGCACCGCTAGTTCCAGTTTCGCTGACAACAGTAGATGCAGGAGCATTAACAACTCCTGTGCTGTTAATAACCAGCGATCCAGTAGATGCCGCAAATATAGTTCCAGCACCAGCGGAGCTTGTAATTGCAAGAAATTCAAAGGACACTAATTGTGTTAGGCTTCCACCACCGCTTTGCGTCCAAAGCCCACCAGTTCCAGAACAAGTAAATGTTCCGTATCCTCCAACAATCTTTGGTTGATCGGCAGTAAGGCTAAACGCAATCACATTTGCCGCCACAGTTACATTAGCATCCAGTTCAAAATAAATATCAGCCTTGCCATTAAGGCTAATCTGCGAAGAGATCGTATAAGATCCAGCCTTCACATAAACCAAGTCACCAATATCTGAAGCTGAAATAGCGGCGGCAATTGTTGCAAATGGATAATTTATGCTGTACTTGCTGTATCCAGCCCTATCGTCAGAACCAGATGCATCTACATAAATGGTTTTTCCAGAGTTAACTTGCTGTTGTATGGATGATCCCGATTGCTGGATCAATACAACATTGCCACCAACTGGAGGTGTGATTTCAACAAGGTTATTAGCAGTCATTATGAAAAGGTAGTTGATTCAGTAACGTCACAAGTTCCTTTTATAATATGATTTACATTGCCTCCAATGGCAATTCTAATGTCGTATTGATAACGCTCTGGTGGGATTCCGGCAGATGTGGCGGCTGGCAAAAACAATCCTATAAAGCCATCCGTAGCTGGGGAGTTTTTGGTAACAGTAAATGATGCTAGCGTTGCCTCGTTCCAAGCGTTTTTAATTTGGGCAGTAATAGTTGCCGAAGTTAGATTGATGGGGTTGCCATCTGAATCCTTGTAAATCAAGGAAAAGGAAAAGTCGCTACCTTGTTCTATAGCGTTGTCATCTACTAAATTGAAAATTCCTGCTGGCATTATTCTTCATCCTTAAAATCTGGAAACTTGTCTAAAAGAATCGGCTCTTGAAGCACCTCCGTGATCCATGATGGAAGCGGCGTCTCGGCAGGGTCGAGGAGTGCTTGCCACTCGTAGTAGAGAGGCTCACCGACTGGGGCGGGGAATCCCTCGTAGTTAGTTGACCATGAGGCGTAGACTGGTGTGGGGATGATGTTCACCCCCCAGACTGGACGGCAGGGTGAGGGGTTCATCCATAGCCAAGGGAGATCCGAAGCATCTTGGAGAGTAGTGGCTCGGAAGGTTCTCATGTTCATGGCAGGTTCAGTCCGAGGCCGAGGGTTTGTCGGTAGAGGTTGTAGATGGTGGCATTTTGACCAGACGAAACTTGAGTATTGATCCAAGCAAAAAACGGATAAACCCCTCCGATTGATGTGCCATTACTTCCAAATAAAGCCAAGGATAGGCCGCTGGAATTTCCCAAAGTTGCTGCAGTTGATGAGAAACCGGAATCTTTGTTAATATATCCAACAAATGAATTGCTGGCATTTTTCGTAACGTTAACCCAATGTGTGACTAGAGTGTTGGTAGGGTTAGTTATTTGGCTTTGGGTGCTTCCAAGTTGATCGAAGTTCCCATAATGAACATTTGTGCTTGCTGTGGTTTGGGAAAGATTTGTTGCTCCGCTTGTTCCAAGAAGGCGTCTATTCGTGCCTTCTGGAATAGTTCCGACGCCAATGCCAGAATAAGCCCCTATCGTTGAATAATTAAACGGAACTGTGGTCTGAACATACGAGTTGGATGTAGTTGCAACCATCCCATTCGCCCCCCATGCAGGCGCATTCACCAGCGTCCCGTCGAACTGGCCCAGCCCGCCCAGCGAAAATGCGGTCGTGCCACCCCCTGCATTCTGACTACTCCTCAAAGGCCAGCAGACCATGCTGTTCCACAGGCCGAGCTGGTCGATGCCTTGGGCGAAGTCGACGATGAGTTGGCGTGGGTCTGCAAACGCCACCGCTTGAGTCACCGCTGTTGATGTGGTCGGCACATAAACCGATGCGGTTGCTCCTGTTTCAAACTGCGCGCCCCACCAATAGAGACTGCTTGTTCCATCCCCAGCGTAGATATCGCTTGTCCCGTTGTGCAGGGATGGGTAGACGGGGTTATTCACCTGCGTTGACTTGGCCGCACCTGTCACCGAACAGCGGAACCACCCGTTGCCGACATTCGTCATTGTTGCCGTCCCCATCTCGGTCACAAATGTCCCTGCCGAGAGATTGAATACCGCCGCCGCGCCCATTGCGGCATCAAAGTTGAGTCTCAACCAGCGAGTGCCGGTGGCTAATTTTGCATAGATCGAAAAGGTATAGACGACACCTAGCGTTGTGGGGGGCACCCCAAAAACCCGATGTGCTCCTGTTGTCGTGTTCTCAACGAGGACATTGGCCGTGGTGCCACCAAGCGGGTCTGTCGTTGCTGAAGTCGTGCTGACGGCGACATTTTGTAGCGGCGTCCATTGAGCAAACGCTTGCGACCACGGGATCAGGTTCGTCACATAAGCCGTCGGCGTCTGGGTCGCACCGATGGGTGAGCCAGCAGCAGCGCACCTATTAAAATACTCCTGACATCCCCTGATTGCATTATTATTTCCGATATACATAATTCTTTTTGGTTAGAGGACGCTAGCCTTGGTTGAGGTTTCGCAAACAAGCAAACAGATTTGATCAACACCAAGCGTGATGTTCGCTCCACCACGACATACCAGCGTAGAGGCTCCGTTAGTTATGGTTAATGCTGATCCAGTTTTGTTCTGGATTGTGTATGATGCTCCGACAATTCCCCCTGTAATTGTAGAAAGTGGCCCTGTTCCTGTTAGTAAAATGACATTCACATTTGCAGGAAGCGCAAGGTTACTTCCTGCCAATGCGATATTCGCAACGTCTTGTATAAAAATCGACGGACTGGATGTTAGATAATTTCCGCTAGTGAGCGTTCCAGAAACGAGTGCGTTTAGGGTTAGCCATGACGTTCCATTATAATATCTAACGATCTCAAACCTTGATGGAGCATAAGCCACGCCGCCAATGGTTGCAGTCCCAGCACCAATAATAACCTCGTAGTTGTCACCAAGTGCCGCAGTCGTTGGGTCGGTAATAGTTAACGTCGCAGTAGTAACGTAACGAGATCCCGTTGCCGCCGTGAAATTCACGCTGGATACAACAGCCGCAGACCCCGCGCCGGGGGAGCCCCTTGGGATCGTAAGAGAAAGCGTCTGGAGTGGGGCTGAACCAGAGATTGCCGCAGATGCGGAAGTTCCAGCCGCTCCAGTCGTAACAGGAACAGTTGGGGCAAGTGCGGTTGGGCTTCGTAAGATAGCCATAGTATTAGGAACCGATTGTTACTTCTGCGTTGCTTCCTGCGGCGGCAAAGATTCCACGATGCTCAAGACCAACCTCATTTGGGTTGGCAACGTATGTGTCACCAGCGTTTAGGAGGTAGGTGAAGTCCGTGGTAGAAACAGTCGTGCTTCCTTGACCAATATAAAGAACGGCAGGGCCAGTATTGTAGATAGCTAGAGCCGCCCTTGTTGCACTCGCTGGTGCAATCTCGGTGCTGGCATTTGCCGAAAAGTTACTGCGAGTAGCAGTTGTCGCCTTGAGCGTGATGTTGTCAACGTCAGACTGGATGGTCTGAACCAGAGCATTGATCTTCTGCAAGCTCCTTGTTACGTCATCGCTCTGCCAAGGGGTGTTGTTTTCTGGAAAGTAAATGGGCATATAATTATTTTTTAAGGACTCTAATAATTGTGGTTGCTGACGCTACGATACTAAACACTAGACATAAAATACGCAAGGATTCTTCGTTTGGAAAGTAAGAGGCTATGAATGCCGCCATAGAGGTTGTAGCACCAATTAGCCCATCAAATCCATCAGAAGGGGAGTTCATGTTAAACCATCTCCTCCTCTTCATCAGACTCTTCCTCCATCTCCTCCATATCCTCCTCTTCCATAGAGGCACTTCCCTTCTTATCCTCCATAGCCATCAACTGTTCCTTCATCGCTTGCTTTGCACCCTTTGGCTTATTAGACTTTTCCATCTTGGATTCAACAGGAATATTATCCTGACCGATTCCAACAACGTGCATCTTGCCATCTTTAATCTTGAAGGTGGCGATTTCGGAGAACTCTGTTCCTTCTTTAACCCCATCTGGAGCGGAGAAGCCTTTAGGAATGTTAAATGAGGTAGACATAATTTTTATCAGTAAGACCTTGTAATAATTTAGTCAATGCTTTTTAGGCTATGAAAAAGAAAACCCCCCCTAGATTTCTCCAGAGGGGGCTTCTTGAGTGCTATTTAACTCGGATTAGGAGTTAGTGCAGGTCGCAAACGACAGGTCGTTCGGGCAACGCTTGTGGATAATCACCCTACCGAGATAAGGTGCAATCGGGCGGCTTCCGCTCTGGAAGATAGCCATCCAGCGACCGATCTTGCCCAGAGGGTTCGACACGGCATCACGGATGTTCAGCCAGAAGAACTGTCCGCTGTAGTAGTACGGATAGTCATCAAAGGCCGCTCCAGCGATGTTCGGCCCAACCTGCTGAACTGCTTCCTCATACACATCGGGGTGGAAGATGTATGCGGCCTCAAGAGGCGCAGTATTGTAGGCAGGGTTAGCCTCCCAACGATTGGTCGAGAGACCAGCATCACGCTGGATGAAGGGATACACTTGGGTGTAGGTTCCACCACCAGCCGTGCTGTAGGTGAAACGAGGAACCTCAAGGTCAATCATGTGGTAGAAACCACCGAAAGAACGCTCGACACCGAGAGGAGCGATAAGCTCGCTAGGGGTAGCATAACGGATGTCGTTACGAAGCTCCGAGTTATCACGGAGAAGCGAACGGCTGGTTTCAGGCGAGGTGATGAGACCAAGCACAGGAACACCATTCTCTTTTCCAAGAGCATTGTGACCAGCACCATCACGGATAAGCTGAACACGGATCGTGTCAAGCTGATCCTGCGAGAGTTTCAGGGTAGGAACAGGGACTCCACCAACACCATTCAGGTTGTTGTATTCCGTGCTGAAGCCAGCCTGAATCTTGGGAACGAGACGGAGGTACTCCGCACGACGACGATTATCAAGAACAGTCTTGGTAAGCTGGGTAAGCTGTTGGACAGTCTTGGCGATCTGGCTCTCAATCTGGAAAGAGGTCTTCAGATCATCCAAGCAGATGCAAGGGGTCTGATAAGCCTTCGACTGGAGGTTCCAAGTGCGGACAGTCTGACCGAAGTTAAGATTGGCTGGAGCTGGATCGCAACCATTGGAGGAAGTTCCATTGGAGATACCGACATTCGTCCAATCCGCTTCAACGGAACCAGACAGAACACGCTCAATGGTGATTTCGCTCAATGTAGTGCCCATGCCCTTCGGAAATTTTCCGACACGGACAAGGCGACCCCAAGGGCCATCAACGGAATAACGCTCATGAACGTCGACGGAGAAACGATTCGTCTCCCTTTCGAACAGATCGTTAACTGTGCTACAAGCAATAGAAGCAGACATAAAGTTAAAAAATTATTGGTTAGGTTTAGTTGGACTGACTCTTTTTTGGAAGAGGCGACTCCTTCCTACGCCTTAATTGTGGTTGCGACTCCACATACGCAAATTAAGGCACTACCCTAAATTAGTTAATTAAGTCAACGAGATTCTATCAATTCCTGAATCCTTTGGCAGTTTTCCAATGTAATCATGCTCCCAACAAGTCTAATGACTGCCCATCCAGCAAATGCGGCTTCATTATACTTTTCAGCATCCTTTATATATCCACCACCCCTAGTATGCCTTCCACCAGACCATACGCCACCTTCTATCTCAATGGCGGTTTTGGACTCCAAATGGGCAAAGTCAAATCTCCACTTGCGAGTTTCGTGGAACCTATGTTCCTCAATAAGCTCTGGTGAGTTCTGAATGCTTGACCACAGCCTTGCGAACTTTACCTCTAGCACGCTTGGTGGCTTTGGAACTTTTGGCGGCTTTGATGATCCCTGCTTCTGCGAGCTTTCGGAGCAGTTCTTTTTTGTTTTTGTTGCTTTGTTTTGCATATTCAATAAGTGCGTCCAATGATTCTTGCGGCTTATCCTTTGTTTCATGTGGTTGCAATGGCGACACAACAACTACGCCAGCACCCGTTGCAGGATCTCCCTGCACACCATTCGGAGATAAACCATCATTAAAAAGAACACCTTGTTTGTCTGGATGGTATATCACCGCTCCTTGTTTCACGCAAGAAGCATCTACAACATCCCTGCGCCATTTCTTTTCTGGAATCCAGTCGTGCTGGATCAGTTCAGTTCTAGCCATGCGTGGAATCACATGATGCGCTGATGCGATGTCCCATGCCGCAAACTCGTTATTGTAAATTGAAGGAGCGTACCTAGATAGATCCCAATGATATACGGCAATGCCGCTCATGTGGTCTACTCCATTTGGCATGATGCCATTGATACCAACGTAGTCTCCCATGAAAAACTGTCCACACTTGATGTATTCAGCCTCAATGTCATCAACCCATGATGCCTTCAAAGGAATTGCGTCTGGCTCCATCCAGAGGAATGGTTGTTTCGCAATTGTTTCGCAATAGCGAGCAACCTGCTCAAATGCCAAGTTGCAGGACAAGGGCCAGCCAGATTGGGTGTGATAGCAGGACTCTACGATTGCCTTGCCGAATGCGGAAGATAGAGGCTCAAGAACCCCTTCAGTTGTAGCTTGGTGGACTGGAGCAAGTAGGATCGTGTGCTTTGGATATGATCCAAGCTTGGCAACATGATTAGCCCAACGCCGCATAAGCGGCAAATCTCCGTTGTGATATGCGATTGCAACAATCATTTCGATGTCTTGCTTGTACAGCGGCTGTACTGTCTTGTCAAGCTATTGCTATACAGCACCAAGAACCCATACTGTTTGAGATCCACCAGCTGGGGTGGCGAAAGTAATGGGGGTAAACAAGGCATCGCTTGGAAGACCACTTGGATCAATGTTGCAGGAAACGCCACCAGCGATAGCGGTGATTACTCCAGCATCAACATACGTTACGTTATCGTTATCAATAAAGTTTGTAATCGTTGCTGACCCAGCATTGGTGTCCGACTCAAGAGTAATTTTTGGAGATCCAGTTGCATCATCGCCCAGATATATTGTTGATTTATCTTGGTGATAATCTACATTAACCTCAAATTTTTGCGAAACGCTCCTAGTGGAGTTACTGCTATATAATTCAATCTTGTCAGCAGGCTTGCGGGCTGGCATCCCACCAATGGAAGTTGACATCGGAGCAAACGCCCCTTCATATCCAACGCTCGCATTGGTTTTGGCGTTAGGCAATGGCCCGAATCCAATAAAATCTGACTTTACTTGTGTTGTATCCATATTATTTTAATAGAACAAATTGTTGTGCCACCCTCCAAATATTGGCTTTCCAATAATCAATCTCAAAAGCAATCAACTGATATGTTCCAATCTTTGCTAAATAATTATTAGCACTTTCGATAGTTGTTGGAGCCGTGTAAGATTGAGTAATATATCCGTGAACTGGGTCATTCGATGCTGTATTAAAACTCACGGAAATTCCAGAATTAGTTAATGCATCTGGAACATTTATTTTGAAAAAGTACCCATCAAAATACAGATTTGTTGTTACTGGATCGTAAAGCGTGTACGAAGGTGTTGGCTGGTTGTATTGATAACTTGTCTCATACTTAAACACAGTTTGATAACTGCGCTTTGCTCTCATAACTGGCGTTACAGCAACATTGAGTTCCCAATTTGGTAACTGCGTTGTTGTTGTGGTAAAACCAGTAACCAGATTCGGGCTGGAATAAGAACCAGTCTTGTATTCAATCCTATCTGCTGGCAACGACGATATGCGAGATTGAATCCTAACTGTTTGCCAAGCGTTAATCGGTTCATCCCTATACGAAAGCAATCCATTTGTGATTGCAAGAGGGGCGGCATCCTCTGCAATCAAATCCTTGGTTGTGCTAATGATTAAATTAAGGTCTGGGTCATATTGATACCCATTCAATGTCTCTGTGCTAGAATAAGAAACATTGGTTAGCTCTGACTTTACAGAATCAACTGGACTAATTGACGAACTAATTGTGTTAGCAGTAGGAGTGCCAATAGCAGTTCCACTAGCAACAATCTGCTTTGTTTGATCTGCAATTCCAAACTCTTGCATTACCTTTCCACTAATGGCTGGACTTGGAATTACTTCATATACCCTCTGTACAGCCACATAGCGTGAGCGCAACGGATTGCCATCTGGAAGCTCTTCCTTCTTCTGGGAAACAATCCTAGCTCCACCAAAGAATGGATCAACTGACCCCAATGGGGCTGGAGCATATTGTGACCTCGGCACAATATAAGTTCGTGTAATAATTGGAGACAATGGATTATTGAAACTATAATCCAATCCAAAGTTCCACGGATCTTGCGATGCTAGAGTCCTATCATTAGCCCAGAAGTTAAGCACATACTTGCCATCCTCGCTTGGCTGTTGATAAACCAAATACAATGTGGAGGGCCATTTCCCAGCATCACGCTTATTGTAAACAACAGACCCATCAAGAGGCTGGGGATTGTATGCACCCTTCTCTGCGCTTACCTTTTCAACCAAGACAATGTGACCATCCTTCGTATAGAAGTCAGGGACATTCGGCGTAGGATATTGAGCAACTCCAACCTCCAATGGAGGATCGGGAAATCTAGGTTGTTTTGCTGTAGCCATTATCGTGGTGAAATGTTTTCTCTTGCGAAAGGAATAGACAATTCCATTGCCTCCCAGATGTTTTCTGGTGCTCTCTTAACTGGATGAGGAGCAACAACGCTAGAAACATTGTGTCCCCAATCTTCCATGTTAAACGGCTCTTCCAGATCCATCACATCAGCAACGTATTGCATTGTTGATGGAATATATGGTCTAGCATAAATTTCCGTCAATGTGATTGGGAATCGCTCGCCACCATGAATGAGCTTCTCAAGGTTCACCATTGAACTTACAAACGGAGCCTTCTCAATGAGTCCAAGCGAGGTAAGCGCAAACCCACGAGCCAGTTCTCCAGCCATTTCGGACGGATAATCGGACTCATCAATGTGCGTTTTCCAGAACCTCATCATTGTGGCTCCAATCTGCAATGCGGCAAACAGGGGGTTTTCCAGCAAGCTATGTGGGATAAAGGCAATCTTGCCGTATTCCGTCTCACCCTCTTCTTCTCCCTTGATGTAGATGCCGCCAATCTGCTCCTCAAACAAGGCTCCAATAGCCAAGAAGGTTAATCCAGCAGAGCCATTCTTTAGCTGGCGCATGATCACTTCTGCGTCCCTTTGTGGGAGTGTTTCCAATCCCTTCGATACGGCATTAATCAGTTTTGCGGTTCCAGTAACTGATCCAAAGGCATACTCAAATGTTTGCTTGATGATGTTGGTTGGGATCTTAACGATGGGCAATGTCTGCTCCAGAGCAAAGGCTACTGCCTTGCCTCCAGCACCCCTCCTCTTGCTTTCTGCAATTAGCCTGTTGTATTGCTGGATGACGTAGTTATCTTCCTTGAAAATAGACCTATTGGCAAATTCAAATGCCGCCAATTCTGCTTGATTGATAATAGCTGGATCTCTAGGATTGATGTCTGGCTGGGTCTCTGCCCACTTCATATAACGATTGAATCCAGCTTCGTAATTGGCAAGCCGTGTTGGGTTTTTAACTGCTTCGTGCAACCTTCCAAAGAAGCCTAGCCAGTTTTGAGGAACGTCCATTCCCTTGCCAAACTTGACCTCAAGATACGACCCATCTCCACGGACAATCTTCTTGAACTCCTTCATGCCAGCCGTCAATCCCTTCCAGTATGCCTGAACGTCTTCAGCCACCCTCGTATTGCCGCCACCTTCAATTGGTGCGTACTTGGCAAGACGATCAATAACTGGCACAAATCGCTTCAGGATCATGCCAGTACCCTCCGTGAACCCACGAGCAAGTGCCACTTCGGAACTTGCCGCAGTAAGCTTAAACAGGGACTTGGGGCTGGACAGAATGCTGAATCGCTTAAATGAGGTAAGGAAATCTAATGCTTTTTGCGTTGGAGTGCGATCACGATATTCGATTTCGGTGATGGCTTTTTGCACTTCCCTCTGTAATCTCTTAACCTCACGATCAGCGGCCTCCATTTCTGGAGTCATAATCTTTTCCCTTGTAATTGTCTTTTTTGTAAAGTCTCCTTCAGCCAGCTGACGCTCTAGCTCCGCAGTCCTCCTGCTCATCCTCGCCATGTAATTCTTGATGGCGGCATCACGCAGTTGATCCTGCTTCCATTCCGTTCCCTTCACCTGCTGTTTCATGTCAGCAATCTTCTGCTTGAGTGCAGTAACAGCCTCCGTATCCACTCCAGCCTTTTGTCGCCTCTCTGGAGGAACTCCATCTAGCTGGCTTTGAAGACCATCAATCTGCTTGAGCAATCTCTCTTCCTTCTTGATTTCATCATGCGTGGTGGTCAGTTGGTCAAGGGCTTGCTCCTTTGCTTCAAGGTGCTGGAGTTGAGCCTTTGATGCCTTGATCTCCTTGGATGTGACGCTATCACGAAATGATTCTTTCTTCTTTTGCCTAGACAATTCAGCGTCCTGCAATGAGGCAAGCTTCTCTGTCTCGTGTTGCTTCATGACTCGCAACGCACGTTTGGCGGCTCCAAGCTTCTTGCCAGCATCAATATTCGGATCAGATAGATCCTTATCTACCTCATCTAAAGTCTTTTTGTCAGCTTCAGCAAACTTACTCGCACGAACGCAACTCATAATCAAGTTCTCCTTTGAATTTAGATGCCATAACGCTGATCTCGTCCACCATTGATTTCATTTGTGATTCCACACTCTTGAACTCAATATTCCTTCTTTCAAACAATTTAGCAATATTAATCTCCCTCTCCCTAGCCGTTCTACGCTTCATCGCCTTGTTGTATGAATCAACGAACTCCTTCTGCTGGGAAATGCTATTATTAATGGCTTTCTTTAGTCCAGTTTCTCCAAACTGAACAAATGCTCCATTGCCCTGCAAGGCATCATGCGTCTGCTCTTTTGTCCAAGAGTCGCCCATAATGTTTTTGATTCGCCTGTGAACCTCATCAGTAATCTTTGCTGGATCGGTGCTACCAGTCTTTTCTGCGAAAGCCCTTGCCAGTCCACGGACGGCAAGCCCAACGCTCATTGGGTCGTCCTGCTCTGCTTCCAAGATGGATGTGAATCGTTCCATTTCCTGCTTGGCTGTAGGTTGCTCTTCTGCAATCGAAACCCTACGAAGCCCCTTGGAATACTCAATGAACTCCATGAGAGCATTCATGGCATTTTGTTCCTTGCTTCCTTCAAGCATAGTAGCAAACTTCTCTGACTCCTTGATAACCTTTGCGCTCAAGTCAGACAGGTTCTTCTTCTCCACATCGGTCAATCTGCCATCGCCACCCATGCGCCTATTTTTAGCCATTGCCTTTGTCATCAAAGATTCAAGCGAATAGTCGGATTTAATGATGGTCTTAATGAAATTCAAAGCACGACCAGCCTCGCTATTCACACGAGATGAAAGCTCCGTCAATTGAATAAACTGCCTGTCAGCTTCGTCAAGCTCCCTAGAATACTTTTCAATCATCCGTGGGTCTGTTTCTTTGGCAAGCAATTCAGCAATGCCATCACGACGATTCATCGTCTCCAGAGTTTGATGGGCGAGAACGGCTTTGTCAGGATTGGACAGAACACGCATATCATAAGTGATGCTACGAGCCAAACGATCACCATAATCGGCATCATTATCCAGCCTCCTCATTCCTTCCTCCCAATCTGAACCCCATGATGTAGAAGCCTCCTTCATTACTGGTGGCAATCCACGCTCCTCACGCAACTTGTCAATGTTGTCGTTGGTCATCTTAACGGATTCAGTCCTGCGCTTTGACGATGCAGTTTGAATCTCTTCTGGGGTTTTGCCAGTCCAGAAGTCTTCGTCTTTAATAGACTCCTCCAATGACTTCTTATAATTGGCAGAATAAGACTGCATCTTCTCCGATTGCTCAAAGAGATTAAGCAACTGACGCTCTGTGTATTTTGGCTTTAGCCCCTTTTCGGTAGCTAGAAATTGTTTTTTCCATCCATCAAAATCCTTGGCTCCTTTGGCGTGGATCTTCGCTCCCTTGATGAGATCAGCATCACGATCCGCTTTGCCAAACTCAAATCCAGTAGCCCTTGCCGCACCAACAGAGACACCTGCCTCAACAGGGCCAGCATATTCATCCAGCGTCAAGCGGTTGCTATGCATGGACAATCCAATCTGCTTGTCTTTGTCAATGCCAAGGTTGTCAGCTTGATTGCTTGCACGAGCGACCTGCTCTCCCTCCTGCCTAGTTACAAACTTGTTGGTGTTTGTTTTGTAGCCAAACTCCTTGCTTTCTCTCTGCTCTGGACTGCCATACTTTTTCTTGATGTCCGTCCAAGACATACCAGAACGCATAAGTGCGTGTTGGTGATTCGCACCATAAAACACCTCCATCTTCCCTGTCTCTGGGTTTTTGCGGCGATATGCGGCGGCTAGGACACGAGTGCCCTTTGGCTTGGCTGGCAATGGCTGTTCGACATTGACTGCCTTTGCCTTTGGAGTGCCCCGTTCTTTAGGGGTTGGTTTTGGTTCGGCTTTTTTGGCAACTTCTGCAACCCTAACTTTAGGTGCGCTGGATTCAATTTGAGAAATCCTTTCAGCAACCTTTTGTTTAATTCGACCAATTTCAGCTTTAGCTGACGGACTCTTACTAGATGCAAGTGCCTTTTGTTTTTGCTCTCCCCATGCACGAGCCTCTTCTATAGTGTTTGTTTCGGCTATGTTGTAGGGAATTTTCTTTGGCTCTTTGATTTCACTTGGTGTAGTTGGTTTTGCCTCTGTTGCGACTTCCTCTGTTTTCACTTCGGCTAGCGTAACTTCGGCTGGTGGTTGTTCTTTTACTGGAGGTTCTCCAGCGGCTTTTTGTCTTTGCTGTCCTTCAAGCGTCCTGCCTTCAGCTAGGTCAGATTGCAACCTATCAACATCAGCTTGAAGCTTTGTTCTCTTTTTCTGATTGGCTTTAGTATCTGGCTTTCCTTCCAATTCAGCAAGCTTGGCTTGCGCCTCATTCAGCCTGTCAGTAACAATCTCTTCCGTGGAGTAAATGGGCTTGCTTGGCTTTCTAACGCCAAAGCCCATAATCTCTCCAATCTGTTCAGCAGATGGGAAGGATTGCAAAAACGAGAGGTATTGAGTGTCGTTCTCTGACAACTGCTCACCAGCATTAACTCTATCTTCAAGCGAGCGAAGGTCTGCCTCCGCTTTCTGCATGACTTGATTCTCTGTGAAAAATTGTTTGCGTTGCGCCTTTTCAGTCGCCTCTGCTTCAATGGTTGAGTCGGTGGGAGTACGGACTGCGGCGTCGGCAGTTTCAGGCCCGACATACTTCTTAATCTCCCTAGCTCCATGTGCGGCAAAAATGCCACCCATTAATCCAGACTCAAGCAAGCTCTCCGTGGTAATAGGTGCTGGCCCTTCCTCTGCTCCTGTAACTGCTCCCAATGCAGATTCAACGCCATATCGGATCGGCTCAAATGCCAGACCACCAGCAACTCCTGTGGCGGCTAGTTTAGCGGCTTCTTTCTTGCCTTGTTCTGCGGCAACCTGTCCAAACCCTCTTATTGAGGTGTATGCCATAGGAGCCATTGCCGCAAGCGACGCTCCCTGTGCTATCTCTGGATTCCTTGCCTTGGCTTCTTCAATTGCTTCATCAGCACCAACCAAGCTTTCAATCCAATTAAATGCTTTTTCAGCGGCCCAGTCTCCAGCTACAAATGCCGCCATTTCAATGGCAGGGATAGCCAACGCTCCAACTCCAGTAGCTCCAGCCGCCGCAGATATAGGAGCCACAGCCGCCGCCGCAACAGAGCCAGTTGCCTTCTTGGCAATCTGCTTTAGAAGGAACTTGCCAGTTTGCTTTGCGGCTATCTGACCAGCCTTGAGTGCGCCAGCAGTTTCAGCGGCACTAGCTCCAGCGGCAAGAGCCGCAGATGCAGGGTCTTCAATAGCCCTCTCAATAATGCCACCTTGGGAGGGGGATGGAACCCCGCCCTCTTCCCCTACTTGCGTTTGGTTCCCCTCAAGGACTTGGCTTCGTAACCCTTGCCTCGCTTCTTGCCCGACTTGGATTCGTTGCCCTTCTGTTTCTTGGGTTTCCGCTTCACTAAAATCACCCCCTACTTCCCGACTGGAGTCGAATGTCCGCTGACGCTGTTCGGCCCCCGAAGGCTCTTGCAGTCGCATTTGGCTGGGCTGTACCCCTTCTTGAGTTCCAGTTTGCCCTTGTTCGTCGGCTTCTCGTTGTGCATTGCCTTCCAAGTATGTTTTCCCTTCATTGTTCTCACCTCCTTTGTTTGTTAAATGTTCAGATATTTCGTCTATTGAATATCCAGCTTGTTTAGCTCCATTGAAATCGAAAGAGGAATATTGCGATGCAAGGTGCTGTTCAATCTCGTCATCGGAATACCCAGCTTGTCTTGCGGCATTAACATTAAATGGCATGATTATTGGTCAAAAGAGGTAATCGGCGGCCTTTCTTTTGTACCCACAGCCGAAGGTCTTGACAATGATTTCTTTTGAGGAATGGATTCAACCATCCTGTCAGAAATCTCCTGTTCAGCTTGCATGATTGGCTCCAAGCGATTGATAATATCCCTGCGTTGCGACTCTGGAACTTTGATTTTAGGTCTTCCCTTCTTGTCCAAGAACACAGCCGTAACTGCCTTCGATTCATCGGTAGTAGCCCTGCCTGTGGCATCCAAAAGTTTTGCTGGATTCATCAATTGACGCTCATTAACGTCTGCAATTTCCTGCATAATTTGTTTGCGCTGTGATGATAGGAAACCAAGCTGTTGCCTTGCTTCAATAGTTCCCTTCGTCCTTTGCTGGGCTTGCTTTGCTTGATATTCAGGAGATTCCTCAAGCTGTGCTTGCTTTTGCCTTCCAGCGGAGGTGAACACTCCTTGCTCTCCATAGATGGAACCAGTAGGAGTTAAATCAAACTTCCCTTCCTTGGTTCTTGGGAGATCCATGACGCTTCCTTGATAGCCATATTTACCAGCTTCAGCCTGTAGCCATTGCATGGTATTGTTATGCTTTTCATTTTGCGACTTGAGCGTCTGGTTTACTTGCCTTCCATACTTGGAATTCAGAACATCCCTATATCCGCTCGTAAGCGATGACAGCTGATCGGCGTAATCTGGACGCTCGTAATCCAAGCTATCAACGGCATTTTCAAACTCTGCGGCTTTGGTTTGAAGCTCCTCATCCTTTAATTGCTTTAGCTCTTCAAGCTCTTGCCTTCTATCTGCAAGTGCCTGCCTTCTTTCTGCTATATTAAATGCTCGCTGTGCCCTGTCCTCTTGAGCAATGTTAATTGCTTGATTGAGCGATTGATTTTGATAGGCAATTGATTGATTGACTAGTGACTCAAGATATGGAGATCCACCAGCGGTTCTAGTTGTAATCGTTTGCGCCGTGTCTTCAGTTGCCATAAATTAGATTCCGTATTTTTTCTTGATTGCCTGAATGCCAGCCTTTTCAGCGGCATCCCATCTTTTGGCATCCCTTGGTGACATGGTTGCACCAGCATATGGATCGGTTAGGCTCCTAGCTGGCATTTCCTTTGCTCCCTCTGGCCTTGGTGGCGTAATAGTTCCAGCCGCTCCAGCCTCACTAGCCATAGATCCAGCAGATCCCTGACCAGACATTGCCAGTTGTTTGCGCCTCTCATATTCAGCAGATTGCTGTGAATTCTGACTGGCAAATGGGTTAAATGATGAACTGTATCCAGTTGATGCATATTGCTTCCCATCATTGGCTTGCTGGCCCTGTTGCCTTGGAGCCATAGATCCACCTTGAGATGCCTTCATTTCTGGGCTAATGCCAAATGACATTGTTTCTGCCTTTTGTGACCTGCCTTGCTCATCAGTTGGACTCATGGAAACAACTGTGTAGGGACGACCATAAACATCCCTCTTAACTTTTAAGTCAGAAGTTCCCACAACTGGGACTCCCTCACGATACATTGACTGAATGCTGTCCCATGCATCCATTAAAGAATTGGAACTGCTTTCTGCTCTCTGCGCTGTGTTTTGTGCATTAGTAGCATCAAGGGGGCGAGTCGAGGTGACTGCTCCACTTGGCGCACCAGCAGGGGCAATATCTGATTTAATACCCATGTCAGGCATATCACCAAATCCAGCAGACAGGTATGGGGTGAACGGAGTTGAAAATGCTGACTGCGCTTGTTTCTCTCCAAAAGGAGTAAATGGCATTACGGATTCAGGCCCAGAAGGCTGGCTTGTAATGGCATTGGCAAATGGGTTATATGTAGCGGATGCCTGTGGCAAAGGGGCCGCAGAGGTTTTGCCCAATGCACCAACCTGCCCCTGCGTTCCAGCACCCCTAATCGGGTTGACTCTGGTAGGAGAAAAAAGATTGGAAGTAGAACTTGCTAGAAAATCACCAAATGCCGCATATGGAGTTTTTGGCAGATTAGCCAGTTCTTCTTTAGTAAATTGTTTAGCCATATTAAATTAAGTTTTGAATTCCTGATGGTGAAAATGCTTTGGTCTGAATGTCAACCTGCTGTGCGCTTCCTTCCTCAAACGACGAACTTTCGTCATTAAGGCATTTATACGCAAGCTCCCAATAAACCTGCGCTCGCTCTAGCTCATTTGCGTTCTCGTAGTTATACGCCTGAACACCATAGCGCAAAGCATTGCGATTGGATGGGATAACAGCGTCCGAATCGTTCACCAGCACAACATATCCCCTGCGAACCAAGCAATACATAGTCCTGTTCTCTGGAATCCTTCCAACAACCCTGTACCTCTGCGTATCAGCGGCAGACGGAGTAGGGCCAAGGCGAATGATCTGCGTATCTCCAGCATAAGTTGGAGGCAGGTATCCAAGACCTCCATCATTGAACGGATACCAATCATCCATGATCTCCACAATCTCTCCGTTCTGATCGGAGTCAACTGCGATCACCTTCAAAACACTCTCCACTCCTGCAACTGTATCAAAATAATAATTGCCATCAACGTCCTGACTAACGGAAAAGTTCCTTATAAACCTATTGCCCTTCCATTGACCAGAGGAAATAAACCTTTCAGTCACAAAGTTAATCGCACTAGCAACAACTGGGTCGGTAGATCCCTGTGAGGTTACAAAGGGATGCAACAAAGTTTTCGCTTGTGCAAAGGTAAGTGACGGCATGATTACCCTATCACTAATAACAGAGGATCAAAGAGTCAAGGGGGATGTGATTAAGCGCATTGAGGCTCGTCATCATCATCGTCTGCAATTACATCATTTAACTCGCCTTCTGTGTAAGATTGCACCAATCCACGAATAGCAAACTTATTTCCCAGCTCAAAGCCATGATACGAAGTTCCATTCTCGCTAGAATTAGAACACATCAGTACCGCAACCTCAAAATGCTCCCCAACCAATGCCCGAATATGATCCAAAGCGGCATCTGCCTGCTTTTTTTCATCATCATCATCCGACATTTCAACGGAAATACTCATACAAGCGAGTTGATTTCCTCTGCCACAGCGTCCAATCCTCCCCAACTCCAGAACTGACGCATATAGCTGGGCACTTCAGAGGGGTGCTTCCACTCAAATTCATCTGGATGGAAGCGATATAGCCATTGTCCGAAGGTATTGAACTCGCTAAACCTGTTCTCTGGCTGGCTGGCAATCCACTTGTCAATGCTCATCCCATGCTGTCTCTCCATCCAAGCACGGAATGGAGCGTAAAGGTGGCGAGGGTAGATAATCGGCAATCGCCTCATATACTCGTATTCATCCCTCCACCCTAACGAGACTGCGGATATGTCCTTCCAAGGCGATTCTACGCCATCCTCACGCAAAATAATTGGCTTTCCGTTGCTGAAGAACATCGACGGCTCCACATCCTGCGTCCAAACGCAATCGGAATCCACATGGAGGATGTAATCGGCGTTGCAATACTGATCCGCATTGAGCTTGGTAATCTGCTGGGCCAAATATCCACCACAGGGGTCAACCACAAGGTGAACTTCCTCCCCAGCCATACGAGGCATCACCTCAAAATCTTGGTGGGGAATGGCAATGTGGATCTTTCCAAACCCCCTAGCCTTCTGATGACACGACTTCAGACAGTATTCCAGCCACTTAAAGTCATTCCTGTAGGATCGTATGAAAATGTCTGTTGTCATCTCACAGATACCTGCCCCATCTACTCATCCCTGTAAAGCCATTTGTCAGATTGCATGAAAATTTCTCTTGCAAGTTGTAAAGGAATACTTGATAACTCAATTGCAGTCCAATGTTCCAAGGTAGGCGAGCGAGACTCCAAATCTTGCTGGCTCCGTTCGATTCGGAGGGGCTGTGCCAATTTTGAAAACTTCGGTGAAAACTTCGGGGGAATCTTCGGTGAACCCCTGCTTCGCAGAGTGGCCTTAAAACGTCACAAAGCGGACGCATAAATCGGAGGAGGCAATGAGGGGCGAAACTGGTCAGGAGGTGTCATACGCCGCTGATCGGGAGTAGTAGCGACCTGATCCTCCACCGACCTTTTTCTAATTTCGTCGAATTCGCTGGAATTAAAATGAAAACGAGCGTTTATTTGCCGATCTTGTTGCTGATCGCTTACAGAAGCTAAAGTTGCCTTTATCTGACAATATTGCCGATAATGTCAACTATAGTTGACTCAAAACTTTACTTTTCCTTGACTCATCTCAACAAGTGCAGAGGTTTTGTATCATTATGGAGAGTTTGAGCAAGTTTAGGGAGTTTAGGGAGTTTAGGGAGTTTAGGGAGTTTATCACTAGGTATTGTAAGAAAAACTGCCCACTATTTCCATCAAAAGTTATTATTCAAAAGTGGCGCAAGTCACTTACTACCAACGAGTAGTTCGCAATCAATAGTATTCACTGGTTCACATTTAATAAGAACTAGGTCTATCCCTCTGAAAAGGACACTTCAGGCGGATTCTGTCCTTCTGGGAATGACAGGAGTATTTGCGGAGATTAACCCGATTGTTCACCGCATTATACCCGATTAGTAACAAAACGACCCATATTTCAAATACAGACCACTTTCGGGTATAACAGAATCCATATGTCAAGTTTGTAGGTTATAATCGACATATCACACCACATATGTACGAAATATGCTGTTTTATCGACATATCTGACGACATATGTACGGAATATGCCGTTTTATCGACTTAACAGGCGAACTGTTGCACTTTTTGCAACAGCTTTCCAGTTAAGCCCCCAAATCTGCAACGCAATTCCAGTTAGCTCGACCGCCAATATTTAACAAAACACATAACTTTTTTTAACACCATCGCTTGACATCCCCAAGAGTCAATAGGGAACCCTGACTCATAGCATCCCCCTTTTAACAACATTTCCCACCTTTCTCTTTTGCCTTACCAGCCCCTTGTGGCCCTTTGCCATTCTCCAATAAGAAGACCAATCCACCCACCAAGGCTCATCACCATTATACCCCCAGCATACCAAGTCTTTATTGTCTGGATGAATGTCTCCATTCTTAAATTGACGCTTGCCATCAATGCGCCTTCCACCTATTATCTCTTCAGCTTCGCTCATAGTTCAATTATGGGTTGAGGTTAAAGGCTGGTTGAGAACTCCATTCTCTCCAGCCTTGTTCTTTTTACCGCTTGACTTCTAAAAATGCAAGTGCTATTGATTAACCCTTCCTTAATTGGAAGTCTGTTCAATGACAGGATGTCTCTGACTCCCCTGCAAATCATTATACCTCGTGGATGGTCGCCCACCCATGCCTTAATCTTTGTCATACGCAATGCTTGCATACTGCCTCCATATAGAGGTAAGTGCAACGACCTGAAGGAAATAGCGAGGGGTCGAAGTTGTGAATGCTCCCTTGGTCTTGCTTTGAATTAAGACGCCAAAGCCCCAAGGGGCATGCTTTGTCTTTATCCAATTAGCTCTCTGCAAGAGCCTGTGATGATTATCAAAATATAATCAAATAATCCTTCTTATGAAATCAAATGTCATCTACCCTCCATTTATGTCCTACGCCGAACTCCAATCCCACACCTTCCAAGAAGCCACAAAACTAGCCGCTTCAGGCGAGGAATTCTCCCACCTAGTCAAACTACTCAACCCAGAATTCGCCCTCCGCTTAAAAATCTTCGTCCAATCACTACCAGAATCGGTAGCAGAACGAACAATCTACGGAGCTTCAGTAATCAAACAACTCGCTAAACCTAAATCCAAACCTAAAAAATCCAGATGATCGACACAATCGTAGCAGTTCCTGACGAAAATGGAATCTATAA